TGGTTCTGCTTGAATTAAATTAATTCCTTCAAGTAGCAGTCTTTCGATTATTCCAGAATATGAATTTAATGCAGATTCTACTTCATAACACTTAGGGAAATATTCATTTGGATCGTCAAGAATATTAGAATCTGTAAATGGTGTTTCTGATGTATAAGTTCCTGCTGGCAAGATGTTTCTCATTGCCAAAATCATCAAATCAATCGCATACTGGAATGCTTCTACAGATTCTGTAAGTTCATCATTGATGTATTTTAAGATATTACCATCGTAATATGCTTTTGCAAATTTAATAATCTTTTCAGTTCCACCATAACGCAATGAATATACAATAGCATCAACAAGATATCCAGTATCTCTCTTGCACTTTGTTTCATCGGGAATTACTAACGATGGATATTGTGCTTTAATCCATCCAAGAGTTTCTTCTTGAATGTATAATTTGTTCCTCTCAATTAAGTTTGATGCATCATAGAAAGTACCATTGTTAATCTTGCTTAGAGAGAATGTAACTTGTGGAATATTATTAACTGCATAAGTTGATGTTAAGGTTACTATTCCTCCCGAGATTACATCAACCTCAATAGTACCGCCACTAATAACACCTGCATATGTAGAATCAACAGTGATGATTTCAGTTTGTCCAGAAGGAACATTTAATGATGATGTGACAATATCTCTTGCATTATTAGAAACTCTAACTTGAGTATCATTAACAATTTCAGTTACAACTGTTCCTTCGGGGAATTGAGAACCACTGCTTACATTCATTCCAACAACAATTCCAAATGTTGATGGAACAGTAATTATATTATCTCCAGTAGAAATTACTGCATTGGTAATAGTATAATCCCAATTTCTCATTGCTGCAGCAGAAAGTTTTGCAGCATACTTAAATGCTGCCAGTGTTTCTGTTAGTTCATTGTCAATATGCTGTAAAGTGTTTCCGCTATAATAAAGTTCTGCTGACCCAATTGACTTTTGATTGCCGCCAAATCTTAAATCATGTTCATATGCATCTAAGATATAACGAATATCTCTTGCACACTTAGACCTGTATAAGTTCCATGGAAGATTTGGATACTTATCGACAACATATCCAATTGATTCTTCAACAATAAAGTCTTTATTGAATCTAATCTGATTTGCCGAGTCTAACCATCTACCACTTCTCTGGAAGAAGTTTCTTACTTTCTTTAAGTATTCTGCATTTAAGGTGTCAGATTTATACTTAAATGATCTTCCATAGAAAGATTGAGATGGTACATTTTGACCTTCTGAAATTCTTTCTCCAAGTGGAGCACTTGCAAATGTAATTGAACTTCCCGCAATCGTATAAGCAACTCCTGGTTCCTGAACTACTCCATCAATCGTTATGAGTAGTTGTTCTTCATTATAAGGAGTAAGTGCTGAGTTTGTCTTTTTATCTAATAGAGTGAAAGTTTTTGTTCCTACAACTTTTCCAGTATTCTCATCATATTCTCCATCAAAAGAAGCAGAAAGAATCACCTCAGTAGCATAAGTCTCTGCATTACTTTGGTTATCAACAGAAACAGATCCAATTCCTCTTTCTTCTGATAGATTATTAAAGTTTACAAAAGTTTCTTTAATAGTTCTTCTTGTAGATAGATTTGAAACACTCTTTGGTTCTAAGTTAATAATCGTGAAATTCTTGGAAGAAGAACTTGCGACAGTAGATTGACCAGATGATTCTACTATAACTTCACCAAATAGTTTAAATCCAGCTGGGTGTGTTGTTTCTTTAATCAAATTTCTCCAAACATTTATTGGAGTCTTTGACTTAACAACATAAGAATAATCTTGATAGAAATAAGAATCTGTAATTCTTTGTGAATTAGCACTCAGTTTACCTCTATCTGATGTATAGAATCCAATATTATCATAGTAAGTTTTTATGTTTGGATTAAATACTGATGTCAAGACATCAACCACTGTTGCGGTATTTCCTCTTGCCTTTCCTCTTAAAGTAAGACCTTTCAAAAACTGACCAGTAACATTCCTAACTTTTAGAATATTACTTCCATTTTTCCAACCATTCTTAGATACTTTTGCAGTTGCATATACAGTGCCATTATTTTCAAGGACCACTTCTTCGCCAAAAGCAAAAGCATTGTCAACAAAATCAGAAAGTATTAAAATGGTATTTGAGAAAAATTGTCTTGACAAAGTATTATCATTAGTATATAAAAATCCGCTATTTTCTACTTTGATACTTTCTGGGATACCAATATCTAATGATGTTAGGTATAATTTTGCAGAAGTTTCTACAACTTTTACAGTTGGTTTTTCTGTATATCCCTTACCTTTATTTTTTAGAACAGCAGAAACAATTTTTCCATCTCTTACAACTAAATCTATTTTTGCTTCTGTTCCATTACCAATTACAACAGCTCGTGGATTTACATAATTATCTCCAGAAGAAGATAGGGTGATTGATCCAATTCTATTATTAATAGAGTCATAATTAACATCAATCATTGATTCTAATGATTTATTTGGAATAACACCAATAACAGAGGGAATGGAATTATAGTCAGAACCAACATTATCAATCTTAATTGATTTTATTTTACCAATAGCAGAATTATTTGTGGTGGTATATTCTATTGTTCCTGATCCATCATACTGTGGAGTTACTGTATACTCATACAAAAATCCAGTTGCTGTAGTAAAGACAACAGTTTTTTCACCTTGAAGTGGATCATTTATTAGAGAAAAATAGTTGTTGAAAGTTTCAACATCGCCATTCCTGTCAAAGAAGTAATATCTTATAAACTCAGATTCTTCTTTTTCAGTAACTAAAGATTGTCCACTAATAACGTTATTATTGCTAAATGTTGATCCAAAGAAGAAACCATAGTTTGCTCCTGGTTTTACCTTAAAATATGATCCAGTTGTTCCTGGAGCAACATTTGATCTGAATGTATCAAGAGCAAAAATATTCTTATTGATACTATAAGAAAGATCAAAAAATGTGTCAGTCATTGAAGAATGACTGGTATCAAACTTATAACTGTAATTTCTTTGAAGTTCTAATCCGTTTAGAATATCAAAGTTAGTATTGTCTTTTGAATATTGGAATCTATTATTAACATCAATTAGATTGGTAATGTTCACTCTCTTTGTTGGCGTGCTTACGTCTTCAAATGAAGTACTCAAGTTTATAATATTTGGATTTGATACACCGTATGCGTATGAGACAACAAGAGTTTGAGTTTTTTCGTCGTAAGATTCTACATAAGGATCTCCAGCATTACCAGAACCAAGTTGAGATCCAACTGTAAATCTATATTTTGGATTTACAAATCCAACTTGAGTACTATTATAGTGATCAATTGCATTAGTATTATTTTGTGCCCTCTCAACAATTACTTTATTAAGTGTCGAATCAACAGAGATAATTTTTACAACTTCTGATCCAACTTGTAACAAATCATCGTTTGAAAGACCTCTAACATTAGTTAAGAATAGAGAAGAGTCTGTTGATGAGAATCCAACGTGATCGACAATAGCTATGTAACTTCTCTCTGTTACAGATGATACTTTATCCAAGTCTTCATCTTTAAAAGTTAAACCGTCACCTCTTCTATATCCCTGTCCTTTATCTGTGATAATAACAGAAGAAATAACTCCAGGGTTAAAAACAACTGAAGTAACGGACCCAGTAATTATATTATTGGTTCCAGAATTTGTTAGAGTAATTACCTTTGTATCAACATTAACAGATGATACAACTGTATTATTAGCAATGTTTTGTCCTTTGACTGAAAGACCAACAAATATGTTAGAAATATCATTAACAGTAATGGTATTGATTGCACTATTAGATGCAGAAACTGTTTTTGTATATCCAACTGTAACGGTTGCTTTCGCATTATTTGCAGCATCTTCAATTCCAATTACTGCATCGGATGTATTTCCTACAGTTTGTCCGATAGCATTTCTTGCATTATTTTGATTAGAGAATAAAACCTCCACATCGGTAAAGGTTCCGCCGCCATATGTAGTAGATGCATAATTAGATCCCGCTACAAGTGTATCAATTCTTCCAATACCAGTATCTTGGACAGTTGAAAAATATCCAGGTGTTAATAGATTTACTGTTTGATATTTCTTCTTTCTTACATAGTAAGTTGTTTCAGTGATAGAGTCATCTGGATCAATCGTGATGTTGACTTTATCATTAACGCCAAGCAGATGCTCTCCATCAGTCCTCACTAAAGCAACATTTGTTTTTAATGAAAAGACATCAATATCCTTGCTTAAATTTAAAATTGATAGAATTTTTGTTCCAGGAGTGTCAGTTAGATTGTTACTTACGATTGAATATTCATCATCAACTATAAAAGTTCCAGTAAGAACAGAAATTTTAAGAGAATTTTGATTATTGATTGTTTCTAAAACTTGTGCAGTCGCAATAATAGAATCAACACCATCAAAAAGACTTATGGTAGAACCAGCAGAGAAATCTCCTTGCTTATCTAAAATTAATGTTTGAATTGTTCTATTTGAGTTAATCTGGTTGTTTGTATCAAATGTTCCAGATACAGACCTTAGAACAAACTCAGTGGTATTAAATGAATTTCCGTAAACAGTTCCAGTTGCACCAGTAATCTCTTGAGTTACTGTATCACCATCAAAAAAGTATACAGGTTCTGAAGTTGTTACCTTTACAACTCTTGTTTGTAGTGCTTCAATTGCATCAACATCTTTGCCATAAACTTCTTTGACTGATGCGGCAGCTCCAGATCCAGAAGTGGTTGAATTCTGGTCGATAATAACTTGATTTCCAACAGAAAAAATACTTGGCGATGATTCGACCAAAGCTCCAGAAACAGTTCCTTTCGTGATTGATTTTATCAGTGCTGAAGAATTATATCCGTTAGCAGTATAATCAGAATAATTTAATCTTCTGCTACTTCTTGGCACTTCATTTTGAGAAAGAAGTGAATCATAGTTAGAACTTACTGGAAGAGAATAGAAATTCTCTCCAAGTAGATATGGGAAAGTTGGATTGTTTGAAGAATCTGTTGATATAAAATATGCATAAGTTCCTTCTGGATATTCTGGAGTTATGCAATATCTTCCATTGTTTTTATCTAATTTTGTTCTTCCAGTGTCTTTTGATTGCGTCCACTGATAATCATCGATAAAAGTTCCCAATGGATAAGTTATTGTTGAAGGACCATCTGCTCTTGAAGTTTTTAAATTATAACCAGATGTTATCCTGGAAATAGCAGATGTGGAATCTCCTGGATCAGAATATCCAAAAGGTCCGTAAATTGGATTACCATCATAAGCATAACCAAGAATTTTTGAGTGTGTTTTGGTTGATGGTTCTTGTAATAAAGAATTTAAATTATCTCCTACTTTATATCTCAGTTTTAGTGGATTTGCAACAATACCGTATCTTTTTCCGTTAGAAGTAAAAAGGTCATCAAAGATATAACCATTTGCCCCATCAAGGGATGATTCGAATTTTTTATATCTATTTTTTACCCATCTTCTTATTTGTGCTGTAGCAGCAGCTCCACTGCCCTGTGGAATAATAGAAACTTCTGTAGTTGCTTGGGCGTAGAGTTTTCCTTTATCAACTTGAACATAGTCAACAATCTGACCTGATTCAGAGACAACTGCTTGATAAGAAGCAAACCTTCCTTTACCACTTCTATCAGTAATGACTAAAGTTGGTGGAGTAGAATAATACTCTCCTGGATTTGTAATTACAAGACTTGTTACTTCTCCATTAGTTACAACTGCTCTAATCTCGGCATTTCTTCCAGATGTGATAGTAATTTCTGGATCCTGAGTGTAAATCGTATCATCATCAACTACAATAGACTCAATAGTTTCTCCAGAGCGAACAGCAGTTGCTTTACCAGCAACATTATCAATCAAAACATAAGGAGCATTTTTATATCCCGATCCTTTCTGTGTTATTGAAGTTTTTACAATTTTCCCATACTTAACGAACTCATCGTCTTTATAACTAAACGCTAAAGAACCATCAACAAACACACCAACATCTTTTTGTGATGTTTCATATACTTCGGTAGTTTGGATTGGAACTTTTCTTATAATTTTTAAATTTTTTGGATCTACTAAAGAAGCAGAGACACCAGCAGTTAAAATATCATAAGAGGGATAACCAGAAGAGCAAATATAATAAAACTGATCATCTTCATATATCGCAGATACATCAGCAATGTACTTCTGCAATTGAGCTTGAAGATTTGAATTTGTAAGTGCCGTTGGTGCAGTGTTTAGTTCATTTACAAACCACCTTACAGTATCATCCGAAAAATCATATATGACTCTATCTTTTGTTTCAAAACCTGGACCAGAAATTTGAATACTATCACCAACTTCTGAATAAGGCAAAGCAGTTTGATTTCTTAAATTATAAAGAACACCAAATGTCATCAATTCCACTGTTCCATATTTTACTGGAACATAATCATAGATTGTTTCTCCTGCAGAATGACTTGACGAAGAAGATCTGCTATCAATATAAAATTGCTTTACGTTCTTTTCGACAAATGTAAACTTTTCATTATTGACATAGAACGATCCAGCATTTGACCATCCAAGAGTAGATTCTACAGTTACTCTATCTCCTTTTACTGCAGAGGATGAGATATTTTTTTCTAATTTAGTTCTTGAAGCAGATTTGAATTTGCCATTAACAGTTGCTGGATTCAAAATAACTTCATACATCTGCTCGCCATCAATTCCACCTGCTGGTCTAACATTATCAACAATAGCGGATGCAAAATTTCCAAGTCCATCATTTTGAACGATCTGATTGCCAATCAAATCAGTAATTTCGCCAGAAACTAACTTTACTTTTAACGAGTAAGTAGTGGTCCAATCTGAAGTCGATGCTTTAAGCGTGTAATCTTTTGGGTTGTAAGTTGTAGGGACATTTTCAATGTCTCTTGCAATAATAGAATTAAAAACAAACTTAATTGAAGTTTCAGTTCCTTTTACCTTATAAAAATCGGTAATATTTTTAATGAGAGTTCTCTTGTCAATTTCTCTCTTCAAATATGCTTCTGGAAAAGAAGCAAGGTTTTCATACTCAAAGTTTTTAATAAAAGCATACAGGAACAAATTACTAATATTGTATACAAGAGTTCCACTTTGGTGCGATGCTGCCTGTGTTGTTACAAACTCTGTGCTCTCATACAAATCACCAAGGGTGGTATTGCCACTTACGCCCCTGCTGACCTCAGAAAGAACATTTCCATTTCTCGATTTGTAAAAACAAATTTCATCATCAATTTTTATATACCCATTCTTTTCTGGGAATGAAGAACCATCAATAAGTGTAATAGTAGTATCCGAAGGCGTGATAATGCCATTAAAAGAAGAACTTTGATTTAGTAAGTTCTCTTCATAGAAATCAATGTCTTTATACTTCTCAATGTTATTAATCACATCAAGAGGTTGCCCCTGAGACTCAATTTGCTCATAATATTTCTCTAAGAAACGAGCAAACTGTGGGTATTCAGTGGAGATAAATGAGGGGAGCTGATCCTCAATAAGATAAGAAATCTGCCTCTTCTTAACGACCATCTAAGTTACTCTTGATATACTTGAAATTTGCTCTTTGGAACATCTACATCCAAGTAGACTTCTCTTTTCGCAACAATATCGTTTGATCTTGGTTTTACTCTCAGTTCAATTTTATTGTCGGCAAAACTGCCTTTAATAATAGTCAAATCATAGAGCATGATTTCACCTTTTTCATAATCAATATCACCCTGAGAATCATTCAGAACGATCTTGCTACCCGTAAGAGGATCCAATCTATATAGGACAATTTTGCCACCCCTATCTTCCAAATATACCGTCCTTGTTGGATATTCTGATACTACAAACCCAGTCGATGACATAACTGGATTGTCACAATCAATATCAAATGCATTTTGATAACAAACCTCATAATAGAAGGTCGAATTAATTTGAGGATAGAAATCTTTCCTCATTGTTACCATTGTGAGGTTTGAATTAATTGAACGATCTGCATCATCAATAACACCAACAAATTTACTGTATCTAAATTTGCCGTTAAATTTTTCTGTATCAGATTTTTGGATATAACTGTTAATTCCAGAAATAACTTTTGATCTTATCTGTTCTTGTGATTCTTCTGTCTTTGTAGTGTCATAGTAAATTTTACTATCAAGTTCAATATAAAGAATTGAAGGATCTAAAATTTCTGGTGTTACAGAAGCAACCATGTACTTCTTTAAATCTTTTTTAATTTGCTGTTTAGTAATCGACGATAAGTAGGCAGAATTTGATGGTTTGATTGCTAAGAACACTTGACCATATGCAGGTGGATCTTGCTCCTCACCACCAAATGTAATGATGTCTGCAATTGCAGGATAGATATTCCTTGCTATAGCAGCATAGTCCTGTGCTGTAACCGCCCTGTTCTGCGTTCCAAAGTACTTTGGAGCATTATACTTGATCTTGTCGATACCTTCGATCTCAGCGCCTCCTGCTGCTGCCTGAGTTTGAGATGCATTGATCGAAACAGTGAACGGATAATTTGTATTACCAGTGATATCTGAGAATACGCCGTTGAAAGTAAATTCTTTTACGCCATTAGTATCTGATCCATTAGTAATGAGATAAGATATTTCAATTTTTTGATTGTTCTCAAGTTTCTTTCCAAGAACACCATCACCAAAGAAAATTTCATATCTTTCATCTTCAATTTCACTTAAGAAGTAAATCTTCGATTCTGGATCAACATCTAAAATATTATTTGCATACTTATACTCTTCGAATAGTGTTGTCTGAGCACTTGGATAAACTCTAACTCTAATTGTAGTTGTATCGACGTTTTGATTCTCTATAATGAATCTTTGATTTTTTAGAGATGTGTTAACAACATAAGTGTTAGTTACTAAAGTTCCTTCCCTTATTTCAATGTTGTCAAATGTAGCAGATCCTGAAACGATTGCCTGCTTAATATCATCAACAACAGAAAACTGATATAACGTGTTATCATAGTTCGCAATAAATCCAGTTCCCTTCTTCAAAACAATTTGACTGTCAACAGGAACAGATCCACTGAATGTTGCAGTGAAGGATACCTTTGCTGTTGGTGCAATGACTGACTTTGGTGTGTAACCAAGTTGCTTTGCAAGTGCAACAACATTGTCTCTTAGAGTTGCAGACTCCAAAAACAGCTCATTAACAACCATGTTGGTGTTAAATGCTGTATAGTAAGTGTTATATGCGAGAACATCTAATAGAACACTTAAAGTAGAACCTTCGAAGTCATAATCGGTAAAATCCGATGTACTACTGATGTACTCTTTAAGAGCTATTCTTATTTGATCGTAATCTAAATTAGATACCTGTGTATATGGCATTATCGTGTTCTCTCTAAGAATACATCTATTCCAATGATCTCATCCTCTCTGCCAAGAATTATTATGGTCATGTCAACATCATAACCATTTGCATCATAATTTGGAAATACGTCAATTCTGTCAATTTTTATTCTTGGTTCGTAATTAACTAAAACTCTGTTAATCTCGTCCTTAATCAAAGCACTTGATGCAAAGTCAAAAGGTTCAAACAACAAACGAGGAATTTTTGATCCAAGTTCTGGTTGAAAGAACCTTTCTCCTGTGCCAGTTAATAATAAATTAGAAATCGCTTGCTTAATCGCAGCAGAATCTTTCGAGACAATCAAGTCATCCGTAACAGGATGCTTCTTGAATGTCACATTTAAATCCTTGTAAGTAAACGATTGAGGCATTAGATGAGAATTTTTTTATATTTATCCCATCATCTATGTAGGTCACTCGTGCCAACGCTCTACAAAATCATCAAAACCACCAGCACCTCCACAAGGGCGCTCCATGCGGTCTTCTGGAAGAGGATATAGTTCGTCCCTCTTCTTTGCTCTACGCTGCTTTGTAGCGGCATCTAAGAGGCGATCACTGTCCGTTTCGGTGATCAGTGTCATACCTTCTTCGATAAATTCTTCACTTTTGTCTACTGGAAATAATCCCATGATAGGTCTCCTTTTGAAAGTTTGATTAGAACTTTTTTTGGGGTTGCTATCCCTATGACCAATGATTATTAGGTCTCTCCCACCAAAAATGTAAATCTTCGATGGTATCGTCATAGTACAGTGAAACTAAGTCACTCTTATATTTACTATGGATATTTTCACATAATGAGAGAGTGTAGTAATTCTTACTAACAAACTTCTCCATAGACTCAGTAATCCATGTATAGTTGCCACCTCTGATGACACCTGCCTCACATAAAACAAAGTTGTCCCAGTCCAGAACCCAATCAGCAAAATTAATTTCGAAATCAAGTTTGTACTTATTTACATTTTCATCTGGGAATGGCACGTTGACTGCCTCAACATGAAAAATCTCTCGATCCATTGACAATGAATGCGAGAGATGCTGAGTTACAATACCAGAGTAATCAGGAGACACGCACAAGAAGCAAGTCTTACTGGGATGAATATCCCAATCAGACATTTTGATCTTGTATGACATCTCCTGAATGAGTGCCATCTCTTTATCCTGTGAGATGAACAGTAAATCTTTCATTATTTTCCTTGT